ATGAAAAATATGAACGAAGAACCCCGTGCAATTGGTGAAGTAGTAGATTTGTTTTGTGGCGTTGGAGCATTGAGCCACGGCCTATTGCGAGCTGGCCTTACTATACAGGCTGGTTACGACGTCGATAGAAACTGCAAGTATGCCTACGAGAAGAACAATAACGCCACCTTCTACGCCCGCGATGTAGCGAAGCTGACAGCCCAGGAGCTGCAGGGCCATTTCAGTGGTGCGGTGCCTTCGGTACTTGCCGGCTGCGCCCCGTGCCAGCCGTTCTCTACATACAAGCATAGATACGAGGCCGACCCTCGATGGGAGCTTGTCGCTGTGTTTGCTCGCCTAGCTGCCGAGGTGAAGTCCGACTTTGTAACCATGGAAAACGTTCCAGCCCTACTCAAGTATAAAGATGGAACCGTATTCGCTGGCTTCGTGGGCACGCTGAAGGCCGCAGGTTACGAGCATATCCAGTGGAACGTGGTCCGCTGCGAGGAATTTGGCGTACCGCAAAAGAGGCGGCGGCTAGTGCTGATTGCATCACGGGAGCGCCAACTTCCGGAACTTAAGCCAACTCACGACCAGCCACTGTCAGTTAGAGACGCCATCCGGTCCCTGCCAGAAATTGAAGCTGGCGAAGTTCATCCCCGCGACCCGCTTCACAGCGCAGCATCACTTTCCGAGAAGAACTTAGAACGTATCAAGTCGTCCAAGCCAGGTGGCACATGGCGAGACTGGCCATTCGAGCTTCGCGCCAAGTGCCACCAACGAGCGTCCGGCGGGACTTACCCTGGGGTGTACGCGCGGATGGAATGGGACCAACCTTCCCCAACCATGACGACCCAATGCTACGGGTTCGGCAACGGCCGGTTTGGGCATCCTGACCAAGATCGAGCAATCTCCCTTCGCGAAGCCGCTCTCCTCCAAACGTTCCCGCAGGATTACGCTTTCCTGCCGCCAGGTCAGAAGGTCTCGTTCTCGGAAGTCGGGCGATGGATCGGCAATGCGGTCCCCGTCTCACTGGCGGAGGCCATCGGTGCTTTGATCTTATCCAGTGAACATGGAGATGACGTTGTCGGACGGTGCACCTAAGCCTTTCCATTTTGAGATTTCGCTCAGCGTCCTAAACCACTTGGGCCGCAACCTATACCGCAACTTCATCACCGTTATCGCGGAAGCGGTATCAAACTCTTGGGACGCCGAAGCCCAGAACGTTTGGATCGAGATCGACAAGGAGGGGAACACCTTCTCCATCAAGGACGATGGCCTAGGCATGACCGCTGAAGACTTCCAAGAGAAGTTTCTGAAGATCGGTTATTCTAAGCGCAAGGACGGCAAAAAGGCGACCGATAGAGGGCGACCGTTCATTGGTGCCAAAGGCATCGGTAAGCTCGCCCTGCTATCCTGCGCCAACCGGGTTTCGATTTATTCAAAGACTACCGGTGCAGGCTACGTCGGGGGTGTCATCGATAACGCCGATCTGGATAAGGCGATCAAGAGCGACAATACCGCCGATCAGTATCCGCTTGAGCAGCCAGACCTCGGCCGAATTGAGAAGCTCCAGCAGGGGCACGAGCACGGCACCATCATAGTGTTTGACGCAACAAAGGAGAAACTGCGCAGCTCTCCGGCGCACATTCGCAAGATGCTCGCCATGAGCTTCAAGTTTTCACTCCACGACAAGGCATTCAAGATCTTTGTGGACGGTACGGAGGTGAGCGAAGCCGACCTGGGTGACTTGGCCAGAGCAACCGAGTTTCTCTGGATCGTGAATGGTTACACCGACGGCTATGTGGCCGCGCTCGATAGACTGAAATCATCAGCAGTACCCAAGACAACCAAACTTGGCATCCGAGGCTTCTTGGCCACGGTTGAAAAGCCGCGACACCTCAAGATTACCGGTACGGATGAGCGCGCCACAGTCGACCTTATCGTCAACGGTCGCATCCGTGAGAAGAATCTCCTTCGCCACATCCCAACCCAAAGAATTGTCGAGAGCTATCTCTACGGCCAATTACACTTCGACACCATGGATAGAGAGGGGACCGATCCCTTCACCAGCAGCCGTGAGGGTGTGGTAGAAGATGACATCCAATTCCAATCCTTGATGGACTACCTCAAACGCGATCTTCTTCCTCAAATCATTGATGAATGGGATGGACTCCGCTTGGATCGGGGCCTTGAGGGCGACGATGAAAACAATCGGAAGACCAAGAAGGAGCGCAAGGCCCGTGAACTTTTTAGTGCAGCCAAAGATGACTACAAGCTAGAGGATGCCGAGCCAAACAAAGACAAAGTTGACAGATGGCTGGAATCACTACGAGATGACGCGCAGTATAATTTACAAGCATACGCTGACTGCTTTCTCTCTGAGAACTTGATCCGTAAATATTTGGTTGAAAAATCCATTCCCCTAACTCCTATCGCCACAAAAGACGCCGCCGATTGGAAAAGACGTGAATCAGAAAATCTTAAGAAAGCAAACATAAGCTGGGCTATCAGAACTGCGGATGACGATCTATACTACATAGACATGGACGGACTTGCGGTGATGGCCGAAGGCTCTAAGTCCCCCCAAGGTCCATCTCTTTGGCTTGATGCAGTAAATTATAAGCCGGTTAGAAATGCTGTAGGACACACGGGATTGCTGAGCGCAGCAGGAAAAACTCACTTAAATCAAGTATTTCAAAATGTCAGGGCGCGGATTAAAAATCTTTTGACTCGACCCTAGTTTTGCGCCCGCTATGTTTATGATGTCAGAGTGGGGGGGGGACGTCTTCACCTCCCGGTTCTCCCGGCGCGCAGTCGGTTGGTCAAAGAAGCTCGACCGGGATACATCGCTGATGATGGACGCCTAGATAGTTGCTGTGCGGAGACGAGGGAAGGAGCATCGGCTGCCCTCTCGTGCCATCAATCTAGTCGTGGTCACGGAGCAGTCCACACGTACGGCTGCTCCGCCATAGTTTCTGGGGTCGCTAGGTCGCACCGCCGTCAGACCGGTGTCCGCCCCGAACCGTTGTCTGGTTCTCGCGCAGCGAAAGTCCCCTTGCCGCCCAATCCGTCGATACGGATAGGCTGCCTATAAGGCTTGGTGGGCATGCGTGGGGCGACGGCGCGCTAACCTAGACAAGGGCTCCCCGAGCCCGCCCTACCGCCTCACCGGCCGCCGCATCGCCTCCACCGCCCGCCCCGCCCCAGCCTGCGAGGCCGGGTTGTAGGTGATCCCCAGCCGCACGTCCTTGTCCGACTGATTCCCCATCCCGTCCGCCCGGTCTCGGTCGCTGGCGCCGCCCTCGCGCGCCCACCAGGCCCAGCTTCGGCGCAGATCTCGGAACTGCACGTCCCTGATCGCTGGCATGGTGCGCGCCGCCCTGGCGCGGACCTTGGCAAAGTGGGTTCGGAAGTTATCGGGAAGGTAGGCGGCGCCCTCGGCGTTCAGGATCAGGGGACCTTCGCCCTCAGCCTCCGCCCGCCGCGCCTCGATCAGCGGGGCCAGCTCGGAATGCACTGGCATGACCGCGGCCTTCTGCGCGCTTCCGGCCTTCGCCTTGGAGCGCAGAAAACGCCACATGCCGTCCGGTCCGAAGTTCTCCACCCGCGCCGCCAGCACGTCGGCCTGCCGCTGCCCCTGATACCAGGCCACCGCAATCGCGAGGCGCATTCCGGCCAGGCTCAGATCCTCGGCCGCGGCGCAGAGGGCGTCGAACTCTTCCCAGGACAGCACCCGATCGCGAGGCGGCGGCGTCTCCATCCTCAGGCGCACCGCCGGGTTGGCCGGGATCCAGCCGCGCAGCTCGCCATAGCCCAGCACCACCGACATGACGCGAATGTCATGCTGAGCGATCCACTTCCCGTTCTCGCGGTAAAGCGTTTCATACCACTCGCGCAGGATCGGCTTGGTGAAGGCCGCGGCCTGCGTGGCGCCCCACTTCTTCTCGATCCGCCGCAGCGTGGCGTCGTAGTCGCGCCGGGTCGCCTCGCGCAGCTTCGTCCAGAGGGGCGAGCGTCGATACTCGGCCGCAAGGCGGGAGAAGGTGCGCCCGCCCCGGTCCCTCACGGTGATCCCGTTGCGGGCGTCGTCCACCTTCCGGTTCAGCGCCGTCGCCTGGCGCATCGACCAGGTGAGGCGGTGCGGATCGAGCGGCACGGCCTCGAACCCGAACGCCTCGCGCTCGGCCTTGGTCGGTTCCCACCACAGCCGCCAGCTTTCATCGGCCCGCTGACGCTGGCGCACGCGCGCCGGCACGGGCTCGATGTCGTCGAGCGGCCCGGCTTCGGGCTTCGACTTCGGCTTCGCGGCTCGGCCTTTCATGCCGTCCTCGCCATGCGCATCATCACGGCGCGGTCCACGGCCAGGTCGGCCGCGGCCATGCCCGGCACGCCTTCGACCGACGCCGGCGGGCGGTTCATCCAGGCGACGATCTCATCCCGCCGCCAGCGGAGCGGGCAGACGGCGCGCTGCTGGATCGGTTCAGGGAAACGCTCATCCTCGACCAAGCGAGCGCGGGCGCTCAGAAACGTGTCGGCCGAGGCGTAGCCGATCAGCTTGGCGACCTCGGCCGATGTCAGGAACAGCCGGCCCTCGCCGCGAGGCACACGGCGCCTGGTCATCGCCCTGCCCTCCGCAGCGCCTCGCGATCCTTCCTCTGGGCCCACCACTGGGCCAGGTGCGTGGTCGCGGCGCCGATCAGGATGCCGCCCAGCAGCACGCCGGCGATGCCCAGGATCAGCCAGAGCTGATCGTGGGGCGAGAGCAGCAAGTCTTGCGTGTCACGCATCGCTCCGCCCTCCGTCCAGAAGGCGCAGGGCCGGGCCTTCCGCGGCCGAGCGTTCGGCCATGCGGCTGGCCATGTCCTGCATCCGAAGGCGGAAGGCGCGGAAGCGGCGCAGCTCGTCCACCAGCGCCGGCGCGCAGAGTGTGAACAGCATCACGCCTTCCTTGGTCGCCTGGTTGCGTTGAATTTCCGACGCGACGACGCCGAGATGCTCCAGCGTCAGATCGTCGAGCGGCGGCAGAGGTTTGGGTTCGGGCAGCGGCATGAAGCCTCCCTTGATCGCGCTGAATGTGTAGCGTGGCGGACCCCGTGGGGCCTCGACATATATTAGCGCAACTCATGTTGCGATCAATGCATAAAATGGGCACAGCTAATTTTTCAAGGCCGCAGAGGTGACCATGGCCGCGCTCGCAGCACGGCGGCACAAGAAAATATTAGTAGGGGAGGCCCGACATGTCGGAGGACTTAACGGAGCTGGCGCGGACAGTGGCCAGGCTCGACGCGCACTCGAAAAGGCGGCTGCTGATCGCAGCCAGAATCCTGAAAGCAGGTTCTAGGAGACGGAGGCCAGCCGCCTGGCCAACGAAAGAAGAACTTCGCGATCTTCTTCGGAAAGCCCTTTAGCGATCTGCAGGATCTCCATGCCTATCACATCGGCGTCGGAACGCTCGAAGAGATCGCCGACCTCGACGCTCAGCGCCTTAGCCAGAAGCTCCAAAGTCTCCAGCCCAGGCCGATCCCGCCCACGCTCTATGTGGCTGACCATTGACTGAGTGATCCCAGCAGCAGCGGCAAGCTGCTCCTGGGTCATGCCAGCGGCCCTGCGGATGTCGCGCACACGAAGTTTCATGCACGCCGGTATGACTGAGGCTAATTTTTCCGTCCATATTTTGGGGCTCATGTCCAGATCTGGTAGTTGTTGACAGAAATATGGGCATAGCTAATATGGCGAGCCTATGAGCACCCTCGCAAGATACCGCGCCGAGAAAGGCGAGACCCAGGCGGACTTCGCCGCTCGGCTCGGCATCACGCAGGGGTTTGTCTCTCAGCTTGAGAAGGGCCGGGCACGCCCCTCCCTGGAGCTGGCGAAGCGCATCGAGGACGCGACGAACGGGGCCGTCCAGATGAACAGCTGGTTCGACGCTCTCCCTTCCTCCGAAACCCTCGCCGCGGAGTGAGCCGATGGACGATCAGGAAGCGCGTTTCGCCGAAATTATCCATCTCGCGAAGCAGGCGGCGAGCGGCGGCGTAATAGTCCGCGGGCATGACGACCCGCGCAGGACGTCACCTCTCCTGGCCATCCCCCTCGGCGGCTCCTCCCTCGTTCCACGGCGCAGCGCCTGTCGCCGTGACGCGAGCCGCCCAACTCCGGACGCCGGCGCGCGCGCCTCCCTGCGCACGCCGGCGTCCGGGCTTTCCAGGAGGGATCAACGGTGACCGACAAAGCCTCCCGCCCCCGACGCCGCGTCCAGCACCTGGAAGGGATGCGGAAGCCCAAGTCCGGCGAGACCACCCGCCGTCCCTGCCTGCGCTGCGGCGAGCCCTTCCCCTCGGAGGGCGCGCATAACCGCCTCTGCGAACCGTGCCGCCAGTCCATCCGCCGCGCCGATCCCGGTATGCCCGACGCGAGGCTGGCGCGATGACCGGCGACCGCTCCCCAGTCGTCGCCTTCGGGCTCTACGCCGTGACCTGCGCCATGCGGGCGAAGACCGGCGCGCTGACCGCCGAGGCGCTGGACGAGCTGGCCGGGAAGCGCGCGCAGCTGCTGCCGGACCGCGCGGACCTCGCCGAAGCCGTCTCCCGCTTCGATGCGGGCGTGACCGAGGGCGAGCCGGAGGAAGCGGCCGACGCCTTCCTGGCCGTGGTCGGCGACCTGGCCGAGGGCCACGCGCGCCGCCTCGCCGGCGCGCTCGATAACGCCGGCTTCGCCTGGCAGAGCCGGAAGGACCTGGCATGAGCGCGCCCGAGCTTCCGCCGGCGCCGTCGACCGAGGCGCCTCGCCCGCTCAGCCCCGCCGACCTGGCGCTGTTCTTCGTGGCGAACGCCGCCTGCCTGCACCGCAACGCGCCCGAGACGCTGCGGCTCTACCAGCTCGACCTCGCCGACCTGCTGCCGGACGTGGACCTGTTCCACCCGCGCCTCGCCGCCCTGCCCGAGGCCGTGGGCGCCTTCGTGGACCTGGGCGACCTGCGCCGGCCGGGCGTGATGGCGACGGGGCGGTTCGAGCGGGTCTGGTTCGACCTGCAAGCCAACGTCGCGATGATCCTCGCCGCCCGCGCCGGCGCCGCGCTGGAGGCCGTGGCGCGGGCCAAGGCGCAGGAGGGCCGCGCCGCATGACCCGCGCCGCCCTCACCTCCTTCGCCGACATCGTGGCGCTGCTCCAGGCGCGCCCCGAGGACGTGGCCCGGCGCTACGCTCCCGGCGGGTTCGTGAATGGCCAGCAGTATCGCGCCCGCAATCCGGGGCGGGCCGACAAGCGGATCGGCTCGTTCTGGGTGAACGTCGCCGGCCCCCATGTCGGCCGGTTCAATGACGCCAGCACCGGCGAGCATGGCGACATGCTGGACCTGATCCAGCTGGCGCTCGGCTGCGACCGCAGGGCGGCGCTGGCCGAGGCCCGCGCCTTCCTGGGCATCGCCGACGACGAGACGGAGGCGCAGCGCGCGCTCCGCCAGCGCGAGGCGCAGCGGGCGAGAGAGGCGGCGGAGACGCAGGCCCGCGAAGCGGAGGCCGAGAAGGCCCGCGAGCGGCGCCGCGCCTACGCCCGGTTTCTCGACGGCAAGCCCATCGAGAACACGCCCGCCGCGGCTTACCTTTCCGGCCGCTGCGTCGGGCCGGGCGACCTCGGGCGGGCGCCCGGCGCGCTGCGGTTCCACCCCGCGCTCTGGTATCAGCACACCGACGACGAGACGGGCGAAGTGTTCGAGGGGCGCTGGCCGGCCATGGTCGCCGCGATCCACGGCCCGTGGAAGCCGGACGGCCCGCCCACCTTCCTCGGCATCCACCGGACCTGGATCGCCCGCGATCCGGCGACCGGCCGCTGGACCAAGGCCCCCGTGCCCAAGGCGAAGAAGATCCAGGGCCAGCACCGGGCCGGCTATGTGCGCCTGTGGTCGGGCTACGGCCCGCGCGGCGGCAAGGGCGCGCCGATCAGCCAGGCCCCCGAGGACGCCGCCGTCTACATCGCCGAGGGCATCGAGGACGCGCTTTCCGCCGCCGTGCTGATCGGCCAGCGGCCCGGCGTCTACGTCATCTGCGCGCTGAACCTCGGGAACATGGCCGCGGTCGGCCTGCCCCCGCAGCTGCGCCGCGTGGTGCTGATCGCGGACCAGGACCCCGGCGAGAAGCAGCGCGCCCAGATCGACGCCGCCGCCGAACGCTTCGCCGGCGAGGGCCGGACGGTGAGCGTCTGGCGCAATCAGTATGGCGGCAAGGACCTCAACGACGCCTTGCGGATGGCGCGGGCGCGCGAGCGGCAGGAGGGCGCAGCATGAGGATCGAAACCCGGATCAGGCGCGCGGAGGAAGCGCCCCCAAAAGCCCGTGGCCGCGCGGGCGTCGGGCATCCCGGCGCCGCGCGCGTCATCCTCAAGGAGGGCCGAGACCACATCGCCGAAGCGCGTCGGTCCCTCGCCGACATGACCGCCGCAGTCGACGCAGCCGAAGCCGCGATCACCGCCGAGCTGCGCGCCATGGATGCGAAGGGACGATGACCAGCGGCGGCGACAGCCCTCGGCCCACGCTGCGCGTGCTGGCGAGCGAGCTGGACGCGCCCGAACCGGCGCGCCAGCAGCTATCCGCCAAGGCGACGGAGTTTGCGGAGGGCGAGGCCAGAAAGGCCAAGGGCGGCGCCCGAGGCGGGCGCACCAGCGGTTCCGCTCCGCCCAGGAAGGGCCAGCCCGCCCGAGGCGAGATCTATGACGGCTGCCCGGTCAAGGCGCTCGGCGTCCATGGCAAGGTCAGCTGGTATATCGACTGGCTGGGCCAGATCAGGGACGTGAGCAAGCACGACCGCGACACGATCCTGCACATCTTCGGCGGGCGCGAGGAAGAACTGCGCCGCCACTTCAAACGCCAGGCCAAGAGCGGCGACGTGATCGGCTGGGACCAGTCCAAGGCCGCGGCCGCCATGCAGCGCGCCGCCGCCGACCAGGGCATATGGAACCCGCTCCAGCGCCTCCGAGGCCGGGGCGCGTGGACCGATGGCGACGGCGGGCTGATCCTGCATTGCGGCGACGCCGTGCTGCACCGGGGCGTCTGGCACGATCCGGGCGAGCTGGAGGGCTTCGTCTATCCCTCCGCCCCCCGCATCCCGCGCCCCCTGCCCCCCGGCCCCGAAGTGGAGAGCGCGCCCGACGCGCTGCTGGAGCTGCTGGATACCTGGAGCTGGCAGCGCCGGCATGTCGACGCCTTCCTGCTGCTGGGCTGGATCGGCTGCGCGCTGTTCGGCGGCGCCCTGCCCTGGCGCCCGCTGGTCTGGATCACCGGCGACGCCGGCACGGGCAAGAGCACGTTGCAAGGACTGATCGGCAACGTGCTGGGCGGCGAGGGCGCGCTGCTGCAATCCTCCGACGCGACCCCCGCCAGCCTCTGGCAGATGCTGGGGACCGACGCCCTGCCCGTCGCCCTCGATGAGGTCGAGCCGGACGTGGACAGTCGGACGCGGGTTTCAGGCGTCATCAAACTGGCGCGCCAGGCGGCGAGCGGCGGCGTGATCCTGCGCGGCGGCTCGGATCACAAGGGCTCAGAGTTCAAGGCCCGCAGCTGCTTCCTCCTGTCCTCCATCCTGCGCCCGGCCATGCTCGACCAGGACATCAGCCGCATGGCGCTGCTGGAGCTGGAGCCGCTGGGGCGGGGCGTGACGCCGCCGTCCCTGCGCCCTGACCGGATGCGCCAGCTCGGGCGTGCGCTGCGAACCCGGATCATCGACCAGTGGCCGCGATGGCACCAGACGCTGGAGCTGTATCGCGCGGCCCTCGCCCGCCAGGGCCACAACGCCCGAGGCGCCGACCAGTTCGGAACGCTGCTGGCGATGGCCGACATGTGCATGGAGGACGCGGTTCCCCTGCCGGGCCGATGCGACGGCTGGGCCGCGCAGCTCGCCGCGAGCCTGGTGGGCGAGCAGACCGACCAGGCGCGGGACTGGCAGCGCCTGGCGACCTGGCTGCTGGGCCAGCAGGTGGAGGCGTGGCGCGGGGGCTCACGCTTCTCCATCGGCGCGCTGCTGCTGGCCGCGGCCTGCCTCCAGACCACCGAGGAACGCGAGACCGGGCCGAGCGTGGCCGACGCCAAGTCCTTCCTGCCCCGATACGGGATCCGCGTGCAGGGCACGGGGCGTCGCGCCCGCGTCTGGATCGCCAACAGCCATCCGCTGCTGGCGAACCTGTTCCGCGACACTCAATGGTGGGCCGGCGCCGGGCAGACCGGCGTGTGGGCGCAGTCCCTGCGCCGCGTGCCCGGCGCCGTGGTGCCCAAGTCCTCGACCCGCTTCGACGGCCGTAGCGTCCGCTACATGGACGTGCCGCTGGTCGAGTTGCTCGACCTCTCGGCCGAGCCCGACGAGGCCCCCACCGACACCCCCGAAGACTGAGAGGACCAGGACGTGCCCTGCACCCCGACGCCCCTTGCTGCGCCCGCTCCCGGACCCATGGACGGAAGCCTTGATCCGCGTCGCGGGTCCGGCATACTCGCCCTTTGGTTGCGCCCATCGGGGGCTGTCGCGCAGCGACGGGTCGGGGGCGTTGTCGCTGCTTTGTCGCTGGTGTGTCGCTGGTGTTCTTCTTTTCATATCAACATCTTGCCGTCGATCAGCGACGGAGCGACAGGATTTGCACGCCCCCCTCACATGCGCGCGCGCGATCATGCGCGCGCGCGCGCTTCGTCGTCGCTTGTCGCTCTTCCTCTCTATCTCCTTGAAATAGATAAACAAACAGCAGCGACAGACCAGCGACAAAGCAGCGACGCCCCTGCCGAGGCGTCGCCGATGCCGTGCAACCCGCTGAAACCAATAAACAAAGCGGGGATCTCGGCATGAGCGGCGGGAAGAAGGCCGGCCAGGCGCAGAAGCTCGCCGCCGCTGCCGCCGAGCGCATGGCCGCGGGCCGCGAGCGGGCCGAGCAACTGTCCCTCCTGGCCCCGGCCGACCGGGCCGACGCCTCACCGCCCCCTCCGGCCGAGGGCGAGCGGCGCGGGCCGGGCCGGCCGGCCGGGTCGCGGAACCGGGTGAAGCGGGCCGAGCTGCGCAAGATGTTCGCCGCTCGCGGCTGGGCGATGCCCGAGGACCAGCTGGCTCGCCTCGCCGGGCTCGACCTGGGCGACGGGGATCTGTGGGAACGGGCGATGGCGCGGGCCGAGCAGATCATTGCCTGGAGCGGCGGCGAGGCGACGCCCGCGGCCCGCATCGCCATCGTCTTCCAGGTGGCGGGCGAGATACGGCGGGCCAACGAGGCGCTGCTGCCCTACGGTCTGGCGAAGGTCACGCCCGACCAGGGCGGCGGCGCGCCCGTCACCTTCATCAACCTGCCCGCGCCGGTCGCCCAGGGCGCGCCGGGCGACGGGGCGCGGGTGATCGAGGGCGAGGCGCGGACCGTCGCGGCGTCCGTCTACGCCCCGCCACCGATGCCGAGCCAACCCCAACGAAATCAAGAGGTTAGCGGCGACGAAGACGAGGGGTCGGACGAATGAAGTCGGACGCTCGAACCAAGCCATTGAAAACGCAGGGCAAAATCGCCCTCGGCCCGCTTATCGAATATAAGCGGGCCGCGTGCCTCGCCGCCGCCGGCCGCGCCTCCGTGCCCGCCCTGGTCGCCCGCGCCCGCCCCCCCGCCTTCGCGCCCGCCCCCGCGCCCGCGGGCCGCGGCCGGGGGGGGCCGGGCCGGCGCGCGCAAGACATGCCCCCCGCTCCGACCCCGTTCAGCCTTCCCGGCCGACCCGCCGGACGAGGCGCAGCCGGAAACGGGGGGGCTCTGTCTGGGGTAGGGGGAGCGCGATGACCGAGGGTGCGGGGATCGGGGCCGCTGCGGCCCGGCTGGAGGGTATGGGAGCCGCTGACGCCGTGCGCGAGCTGCCCGGCGGGGCCATGGGCGACATGCCCTCCGCCGCCCATGTGACCTTCCCCGGCCCGGTGGCGCAAGCCTTCTTCGATGACGACGCGGACGTGGTGGCGATCCAGGGGCCGGTCGGCTCGGGCAAGACCACGACCGCGCTCATGTCCCGCGTCCGGCGCGCGATGATGATGCCGCGGTCGGTCGAGGACGGGGTGCGGCGCTACAAGCTCGGCCTGGTCCGCGAGACCTATCGCCAGCTGTGGGCCACCACCATTCCGTCCTACCTGGAGACGGTCCCCAAGGCGCTCGGCATCTGGGCCGGCGGGCGCGGCGACCCGGTGAGCCACACCGTCCGCTTCGAAGACGAGTTCGGCGAGATCGAATGGGTGGCCGAGTTCCTGGCCTTCGGTGACAACGTGATCGAGGCCATGCGGGGCTGGCAGGTCACGGACATCTACGGGAACGAGGCCGACACCCTGCCCGTGGAGGTGCTGACCACCGGGATCGGCCGCATCGATCGATACCCCGCCCGCTCGCATTTCGCGGGATACCCGCCCGAGCTGCGCAGCTGGGGCCAGATGTGCTTCGACCTCAACGCGCCCGACGAGGACAACTGGACCTATCGCGTCTTTCACGACGACCAGGAGCGCGAGCGGATCGCGCGCCAGCTCAGCGAGGGGCTGGAGGAAGGCGCGAAGCCCATCCGGATCAACTTCCACCGCCAGCCGGGCGCCCGCGAGCCCGGCGCGGAGAACCTGTCGAACCTTGCGCCCGGCTACTACGCCCGCCAGATCGCGACCATGACGCTGGCCGGGCGCGGCGATCAGGTCACGCGCCTGATCGACAACCGCCCGGCCTTCATCAAGGCCGGTGATCCGGTCTTCAAGCGCGAGTTCAACCCGGCGATCCATGTCGCGCCCGACCGGCTGCGCGCCGATCCGGCCCGCGGGCTGCGCATCGGGCTCGACCAGGGCTTCACCCCCGCCGCGGTGATCGGCCAGTTCGAACCGCCGATGCGCTGGACCATCCTCGCCGAGCTGATGTTTCCGACCGAGCATCTGCTGGCGAGGGTGTTCGGCGAGCGGCTGGCCGACCTGCTGGACGAACGCTTCCCCGGCCTGCGCGTGGAGGAAGCCTGGGGCGACGTGGCCGGCGAGGCCGAGGCCGCGCAGGCCGCGGAGAACGCGACATGGAACCGGATCGTCGGCCAGACCGCCGGGTTCCGGGTGCGCCCGCAGCGGATCGGGGCGAACCGGATCAACCCCCGGCTGGAGGCGGTGCGCGCGCCACTGGAATTCCTGCGCGAGGGACGCCCCGGCCTGATCCTGGACCCGTCCTGCCGGTATCTGCGGGGCGGTTTCGAAGCCCGCTACGTCTGGACCGAGGAAGTCGACGCGTCGGGCAACAAGCGGAAGATCCCGAACAAGAAACTGGTCGAGGCGAACGCCATGGACGCCCTGCAATACCTGCTGTTGTCGGAGGCGCGGGGCGCGGCCGGCCCGTCCGGCTTCCACGCCCGCGCCTCGTCCGACCGCCGGCGCGGCGCGCCGGCCGAGGCGCGCGGGCTGGAGACCGGCTGGGACGTGTCGGCCCCCTATGCGGGGGCCGAACGATGATCGACGGGCTTCGCTCCCCCGCCTGGCGCGGGCTCAGCATGGAGCCGCTGGCCCCGGCCCCGGCCCTGGCCGTGCTGACCGACCTGGACGCGCACGACCGGATGGAGGCTGCTTTCACGCTGGGTTCACACTTCGATGCCGGCGACGCGCTGCGCCAGCTGATCTGTCAGGAGGCGGCGGGCGGGCTGTTCTTCACCGTCTGGCGGCACGCGCCGGAAGGGGGGGCCCTGCCCTTCGCCCTCGTCGGCTTCTCGCCGGTCTACATGCCCGGATGCTTCGCCGGCGCGCTGCTGGCCCGCGATCATCGGCGCTGGCGGCGCCCGCTCGCGCAGCTCGCCGCAGCCATGCGCGCCGACCTGCCCGCCTGGGCGCAGGCGCGGGGCGTGGCGCGGATCGAGGCGCGCTGCTGGAGCAGCCACCCGACCGCGCCGGCTCTGCTGACCGCCATCGGCTTCGCGCGCGAAGCGACCGTCCCCCGGTTCATCGACGACCCTGCCCCCCTCCAGCAGTTCGCCCTGCTTCCCGGCCTCCCCTTCTGAACGGAGATCGCCCCATGTGCATGATGGGTTCCGCCCCCAAAACCGCCGCGCCGATCATCCCGGCCCCGGACAACGCCGAGGCGAACCGCGACGCCTCGCTGGCTCGCGTCATGCAGCGGATGCGCGCCGGGGCCGCGGCGAATATCCTGACCTCGCCCGCCGGCATCCCCGGCGGGCGGCCCGCCAACCGTCAGCTGGGGGCCGCGTGATGACCTCCGCCATCGAGAAGGACCCGCGGGCCGAAGCCGCGATCCGCGTCTGGCAGGAGCTGAAAGGCGCGCGCACCGAACACGAACAGGACTGGATGGAGCTGGGCCAGCTGCTGCGCCCTTCGCGCGGCGGCTTCACCGCGGCCGATCCGGGCGCGCATCGCCGCGAAAAGATCCTCAACAGCGCCGGGATCATCGCCGCGCAGAACTTCTCCGCCGGCCTGCACGGGACCCTGACCAACTCGGCCAACCGCTGGTTCGCCCTGACCACGCCCGACGAGCGGCTGCGCGACTTCCAGCCGATGCGCGAATGGCTCGACACCGCCAGCCGCCGCCTGCTGCTGAGCTTCGCCCCGGCCAACTCGCCATTCTACTCGGCCGCGGCGCAGCTGTTCGGCGACGTGTCGGTGTTCGGCAACGCCGCCCAATACGACGAGCAGCCGCCGGGCGAGACCGGGTTCCTGGACGTGACCCTGAGCATGGCCGAATGCTGCTATGACATCGACGCCTACGGCCGCGTCACCGAAGTGATCCGCAAATTCAGGCTCACGCCCACGGCCGCGGCGCAGCGGTATGGCTACGACCCCTTGCCCGAGAAGCTACGCGAGCTGGCCGACAAGGGCTCGCGCGACCGCGTGACCTTCTACCACCATGTCGGCCGCAACCACGCCTGGCGGCGCGGCAGGCTCGGCCCGACCGGCAAGCGGTGGTTCTCGATCCACGCGGCCGAGGAAGGCGGCACGGTCCTGCGTCACGGCGGTTACGACGACATGCCGTTTTTCGCGCCGCGCTGGGACGTGGAGACGGGCCAGGTCTACGCCCGCGGCCCTGGATGGACCGCCCTGCCCGCCGCCCGCAAACTGGAGCTGATGACCGCGGCGAACCTCCGGGCGGGCCAGCGGGCCGCGGACCCAACCTTGCTCGCTCCCTCGAAAGAGGACTGGCCCTTGAGCGGCCGCGTCCGTCCCGGCGCCATGATCTACGGCGGCGTCGACATGGCGGGGCGCCAGCTGGTGCGCGCGCTCGACACTACGGCGCGCACCGGCCTGTCGCTGGAAATGCAGCAGCAGGCCGTCGAGGAAATGCGCGACGCGCACCACTGGTCGCTGATGAACCTCGCCGGCCGCACCGGCATGACCGCGACCGAAGTGATCGAGCGCCAGGAGGAAAAGCTGCGCCTGATGGCCCCGCATCTGGGCCGCATCCAGGAGGAATACCTGGCCCCCAAGATCGCCCGCCGCTTCGCCTTGTTGTGGAAGGCCGGCCAGATGCCGGCGCCCCCGCCCGAGGCCGCGGGCTCGCCGCTGACCGTGGAATACACCTCCGCCGCCGCCATGGCCGCGCGCTCGGCCGAGGGCGCGGCGACGGTCCGGCTGCTGTCGGACCTCGGCCCGCTCGCCCAGGTCAAGCCGGACGTGCTGGACCGACTGTCCGAAGACGACATCGTGGAAGTGCTGGCCGAGGCCCGCGGCGCCCCGGCCCGCCTGCTGCGGTCGCGCGACGAAGCCGGTCAGATGCGGGCGGCGCGGGCCGAGCAGCAGCAGGCCGCGGCGATGCTGGAGGCGGCGCAGGCCGGCGGAGGGATCGCCCGCGACATCGCCGCGGCCCAGCCCGAGGGGGCCGCGTGATGGGCGCACTCCGAGCCATTCGTTACACGGGCCGAAATGCGCGGGAAGTCTGCGAATTCGTCACCGGGGAGCGCCTCGCGCCGTTCGAGCTGAAAGGAGGGTTCTGGCTGCGCCAGCGTCCGACCAACGACGCAGGCGCTTTCCGATTTTCGCTGGTCGCTCCAGCGAAACACGGTGAAGTCGAACTTCAGAGTGGCGACTGGATGGTGCGGGAAGTGGACGGCTGGGTTCGGTTGAGCGAGCAACAGTTCAGAGCCGAGTGCCGCGAGGCGGCTGCGCCATGACCCGCATCTGGGCGCCCCTCCATATCGCCCTCGCCGATCTGATCGGCGAGGGCGACCGGGCGGTGCGGCGCGGCGTGCTGCGCATGACCTCCGCCCGCGCGCGCCGCTGGGGGCGAGCCTTCGAGACCGACCCGCGCCTGGCCGACGACCTGTTGCAGCTGGGCCGGGTGCTGGCCGCGAGCCCCCGGACGGCCGGCGGCGAGATCGCGCGCGACCCGCTGGAACAGGCGGCGGAGGCCGAGCGGCGCGACTTCGCCCTGGAGCTGCTGTCGCTGATGGGCGTCAGCCCCCACGAAATCCGAGACCAGATGATGGAGACCAACCATGCGACGACTGACGATGATGACGGCCCTCTGGGCTGAGCTGATCCGTGGACCCGAGGGCGAAGGCGCGGGCGGCGGCGGCACGGGCGGCGGAGACGCGGGCGGCGCGCAGGCTGGCGCGGGCGATGGCGAAGGCGGCGCGGCTGCGGGCGCGAGCGGGGCGGGCGAAGGCGGCGCGGGCGGCTCGGCTGGTGGCGAGAGCGGCGGCGCTGGCGCCGACGAGAACGCGGGCGGCGGCAGGCCGTGGCATGAGCGGGAAGGCGCCCTGACCGGCCCCGAGCGCGAATGGCTCAAAGCCCGCGGAATGCTGACCGACGACACGGAGGGGGTGCTGCTGCGCGCGATCCGCGGCCACATGGCGGCGGAGACGCGCCTGGGAAAGCCTGCCGACGCGCTGATGGAGAAGCCCGCCAAGGGACAGGACGTTCACGACTGGCTGCGCGCCAACAGCGCCATGCTCGGCCTGCCCGACGCGCCCGAGGGCTACGAGATCGAGAAGCCCGAGCTGCCCAAGGGGCTGGAGTGGAACGGCGAGCTGGAAGCGGGGTTCCGTCAGCTGGCCCACGAACACGCCATGACCCCCGCCCAGGTGCAGGCCGGCGCGAAGTTCTTCGCCGAGTTCCAGGCCAGGCAGTTCGAGACGGTCGGCGCCCAGCTCCAGGAGGCGAGCGACGCCATGCGCCAGGCGCTGGAGCGCGATTGGGGCGACCAGTATCCGGCGAAGATCCAGCGCGCCCAGCAAGCCGCCCAGGCGGTCGGCCAGGCGGCGGGGCTCGACAACGACGCGATCATGCGCATCGGCGAGCTGCTGGCGCCGAAGATCGGCGATGCGGGGATCATGCGCCTGTTCGCGGCCATCGGCGACATGGCCGGCGATGACGGTTTCGTCGCCGGCGGCGCCGGTGGGGCCAGCGGCATGGGCATGACCCCGGCCGAGGCGAAGGCCGAATTGCAGCGGTTCACCAGCCGCGAAGGCGAGTATGGCAAGGCGAACGCCGCCGGCCGCGTCTCGAAAGACCTGGAGGACCGGCGGGCGATGCTCCTGAAACTGGCGGCGCCGCCGAAGCGGTGATCCGGCGCCTGCGTCCGCGTCGTCGCAATCTAGCGGCGGCGCGGGTTTTCTCCTTGCCTCCGAACCAAATAGGACGAGCCATGCCGACCGAGACGCCCGAAACAATCACGATGACGCATTGCAAGCCTGGCGACTGGTATGTCTGCAACCGGCGCATGTTCACCTACAAGGGCCAAGCGGATGCGAGCGGCCGCGTTGTGATGCATCGTCTGCCGGACGGCGACGATACGGTTCACTGATCGCGAATTTCTCTTGACACCAAATAGCCCGTCAGGAGAGATTCGCAGCGTCAGGTCTAGCGACCTTTCATGTCCGGGCACCCGCAACCCCAGCGGTCCGGCTGACCCGCGGGAACAGACCGCCGCCCACGCGAGCGCATCGCGAGGACGGGTCCGGAGTAGCCGGGCACCCCTTCCGACAGCCAATCCGTTCACTTGGTCGTCAGAAGGGGAAAACCATGTCCTTCGACCAACTCGTGGAAGCCCACCACCAGCTCGGCATGTCCAACGCCGTCGAGCTTGCGCTCCAGCGCATGGGTTCCAAGCTCCGCCCCTACGTCACCGAGAAGCCCGCGATGGGCGAGGCGGTCCCCGCCTCCGACCTGCTGGGCGAGGTGAAGGCCCGCCGGCTCGCGGCGCGGCGTCGTTCCAACATCGAGAACCCGGTTCCGCGCGAGCGGCGCTGGCTCGTCCGGCGCGATCCCATCGGGACCGGGCAGTATCTCGATGACGTGGACAAGTTCAACTCGGCCATGGACCCGCAGTCCGAGATCGTCCAGGCGCACAGCAACGCCACCGGGCGCGCGCTCGATGACCTGATCCTGGGCATGGACGAGGACGGCAACCTGGGCGAGGGCGGCATTCTCGGCTCGGCCGTGTCGGGCAAGCGGCTCAGCTCGGTTTCGCAGCTGCCGTCCGAGTTCAAGACCGTCCATGGCGGCGCCGGGCTGACCATCGCCAAGCTGCGCAAGGCCCGCAAGAAGCTGGGCCTGGACGAGAACGACCTGGCCATGTTCACCCCGGTCTGCGCCATCACCACCACCCAGCACGACGACCTGCTGGGCATCGTGGAGAGCGCGTCGGCCAACCTGAACATGCTGGAGCAGCCGCAGATCGTCGATGGCAAGGTCACGCGGCTGATGGGCTTCGAGTTCGTGGAGCATAACGGGCTCTACAAGACCGGCTCGACCCGCTCCTGCCCGGTCTGGCTCAAGAACAATATCGTGCTGGGCGTGTGGCAGGACATCCGGACCCGCGCCTGGAACGACAGTTCGAAGAGCCAGACCCCGTATTTCGAGATCGATTTCGTCATGGACTGCACCCGCAAGCAGGACAAGGGCGTTCACATCATCGAGGCCACGGAAGCCTGATCGCGGGGGGCTGGCCCGCGTCGGCCCCCTCCCGCTTCTGACAAGCCCAGGGAGCCCCTGCCATGGCTATCGTCACCGGACAGTCCAACCTCTTCCGCTCCGCCCAGGCGCTGGAGAGCAACCCCGATCCGCAGCTGCGCGCCGGCGTGGTGCGCCATGCGGTCGGGACCGTCGCCAACCTCGCCACCGACAGCTCGGGGTCGATGTATCGCCTGGCGTCCATCCCCTCCTATGCGATCCTGCACCCGTCGACCCTGTTCGACGTGGAGAACTGGGGTTTCGCGCAGGTGGTGATCGGCTCGCGCGACATCACCGACCAGCTGCTGGACGTGGCGCGCTCGGCGGCGACCACCCAGAGCCCCTTCGCCTGGGGCGACGCCAACCACGGAAAGCACCTGTGGGAGGTGCTGGGCATGTCGGCCGACCCGAATGCGGTCATCGACATCTACGCCCACGCCGAGGCGAACGCGACGGGCGCCGGCTCCATGCCGTTCTGCATCGCCTGGCTCGACACCATCTGACCCGGCCGCGCCGGGGCCGCGAGGCCCCGGCGGCTTCCGTGACCGGAGCCGACGCCCCATGACCACCCCCATCGCCGCGGCGACCATCGCGCAACAGGCGTTCCGATACATCGGCGCGTCCACCCCCTCGTCCTTCGCGGATGACAGCGAGGAAACGCGCGCGGCGACCGAGCAGTTCCCGGCCGCGATCCGCGAGTGCCTGGAGCTGCGCGACTGGCGCTTCGCCTCCAGCCTCCTGCGGCTGGTGAAAACCACCCCGACCGCGCCGGAATGGACCGCCGACGCCGACCTGCCCCATGCCTACCGCCTGCCGGACGGCGTGCTGGTCGCCCGCGCGATCCAGCCGCGCGGCGCCCGCTGGCGGCGCGACGGCGATTACCTGCGCTGCGACCAGGACGAGGGCGTCACGCTGCGCGCGACCATGCTGCGCACGGACGAGAAGAACCTGCCGGCGGCGTTCCGGGACCTGGTGGCGCTGACCCTGGCCCTCCAGCTCGCCCCCCGCTTCGCCCGCGACGCCTCCCGCATCGCCATGATCGGCGAGCAGCGCGAAACCGCGCTCGCCTCCGCCATCGCCGCCGACCAGGGCCAGGCGACGCCCGGCCCCTGGCTGGGCGCCGACCTCGCGTCCTCGCAGATCGTCCAGCAGGCGTTTCGCTATGTGATCGGTTCCGAGGCCGGCCGGTTCGGCGACGACGCAGAGGAAGCCCGCGCCGCGTCGCAGCTCTACCCGCACGCGCTCGATCAGTGCCTGGCCGAGGAAGACTGGCCCTTCGCCTCCGCCACGAGCGAGCTGGCCGAGGACGCCGATCCCGCCGCCACCGTGACCGGCTGGCGCGACGACCCGTCCCTGCCCCACGCCTACGCCCTGCCCGACGATGCGCTGACCCCGCGCGCGGTCCGGCCCCGCGGCACGCGCTGGCGCCGCGAAGGCCCCTTCATCCGGGCCGACAGGGCCAGCGCCATCGACCTCCGCTTCACCCGCCGGTTCACGGCCGCGGACGAGGACGAGCTGCCCGCCGCCATCCGCGACTATGTGGCCCTGACCCTCGCGATGCTGCTGGCCCCGCGCTTCGCCGCCAGCGCCGAGGTGGCGCAGCTGCTGGCCGAAAAGCTCGCCGAGGCCCGCGCCTACGCGATCAAGACCGAAGCGCCGCAGCGATCCGCCGGCCCGTTCCTGTCGGAGACGCTGGAGGGCTCCGAGATCGCGCAACAGGCGTGGGCTCACATCGAAGCCGGCGAGGACGCCCGCCCCGACGATGACGGCGAGAAGGCCCGCGCCACGGATCGGCTTTACCGGCGCGCGGTCCGCGCCTGTCTGGGCGCCGCCGACTGGAGCTTCGCGAGCAAGCTGCGCAGCCTGACCGAGATAGCGGACCCGGCCGCGGCCGACCCCGACTGGACCGACGACGAGGACCTGCCCCACGCCTACGCCATCCCGGCCGGCGCGCTGACCATCCGCGAAGTGCGCCCCGATGGCGTCGCGTGGCGCCGCGCCGGGCCGCATATCCTGGCCGACGAGCCCGACGCGCTGGTGGTGCGCTTCACCATGGCCCCGGTCGGCGCCGGCGTCGTGACCGACGACGCGGCGACCGCAGCGGCCGAGACCGACTGGCCGGCGGAGTTCATCGCCTGGGCGGCGCTGGCGCTGGCCCGCGACCTCGCCCCCCGCTTCGCCGGCGAGAAGCTGGCGCAGCAGCTGATGGCCCGCGCCGACATCGCCAAGCGCGCGGCGCTGCGGGTCGACCGTGACCAGGCGTCGGCGCAGGACTGGGCCGACCATGGCGCCGGCGATTGGGTCGCGCAGGTGCTGCGATGATCCGCGCCAACGCCCAACGCAGCTTCGCCGCCGGCGAAGTGTCGCCGCTCCTGGCCGGGCGCGACGACTTCGTGCGTTTCCAGACCGGGCTTGCCCGCGCGCGGGGTTTCCTGCCGCTGGTCGAAGGCCCGATCACCCGCGCGCCCGGCACCATCTATGACGGCCGCACGCGCGGAGACGCCTGGGCGCGGCTGATCGAGTTCGAGTTCAATGTGGACGACGCGGTGGTGCTGGAGTTCACCCCCGGCTTCATGCGCGTCTGGCGCTACGGCGCGCTGGTGATGGACGGGGGCGTCCCCTACGAGCTGGCCATTCCCTGGAACAGCGCCGCCGCCCTCAAGCGCCTGAAACTCGCGCAGGCCGCGGACGTGATTTACCTGGTCGACGGCGTGAAGCCGATCAAGAAGCTCAGCCGCTTCGCGCTCGATAACTGGACCATCGAGACGGCAGAGTTCGACGGCGGGCCGCTGCGGCCCTGGAACGGCGACGAGGCCGTGACCGTCTCGGCCGACGCCGCCTCGGGCACGGTCACGCTGACCGCGACCGGGGGCGACGTGTTCGAAGCGGGCCAGATCGGCGGCTTGTTCGCGATGCGGGTCGAGGACTGGACCGACGTTCCCCTGTGGACCGGCAACACCGACGTGATCGAAGGCGACCTGATGCGGTATGACGGCCGCGTCTACGAAGTGACGGACGTGCCCAGCGGCAAGAACACGGGCGTGAACCCGCCGGTGCATCTGAGCGGCCGGGCGCTGGCCGAAAAGGACGGGATCACCTGGCGCTACCGCTCGACCGATACCGGCCTGGTTCGGATCACCGCCGTCGCCTCCGCGACCGAGGCCACGGCCAAGGTCCTGGACCGCATCCCCCAGCAGCTGGTCGGCGGCGCCGGCACCGCGACCTGGGCGCCGGGCGCCTGGTCGGACGCCTACGGATACCCCGCCGCGGTCGCGATCCACGATCAGCGCCTGGTCTTCGCCGCCACCCCGACCGAGCCGCGAACCGTCTGGTTCTCGGCCGTGGGCCTGTTCACCGACTTCGCGCTGGGAACCGCGGCCGACCTCGCCTTCGCCTACACCATCGCCGCCAGGCAGGGGCTGAACCGCATCGTCTGGCTGGAGAGCGGCGCCCGCGGTCTCGCCATTGGAGCGACGGGCGAGGTTCATGCCTCGCGCTCGACCGTCTCGGCCGAGGCCGTGACCATCGAGAACGCGGCTTTCGCCATGGTCGCGACGCTGGGCGCCGACGATGCGCAGCCGGTCTCGCCGGACGGCGCCCCGATCTACATTTCGCGCGAGCGCGGGCGCCTCTACGAACTGGCCTACAGCCTCGCCGACGACAGCGTGAAACCGCGTGAATTGACCCTGCCCGCCCGCCACCTGGGCGCCGATCGGTTCGAGGCCATCGCCTGGCAGTCGGCCCCGCTGCGCCTGGGCTGGATCACCCGCGCGTCGGGCGAGCTGGCCGTGATGATCCTGGAGACCGCCGAGGACGTGCTGGGCTGGGCCACCCTGCCCGTCGCCGGCGGCGCGGTGGAGAGCGTTTCGGTCTCGCCCGGCCTCGATGGCGGCGACGACACGGTGACGTTGGTTGTGCGGCGCGAGATCGACGGCCAGACCCGCCGCCATGTGGAGCGGCTGGCCCCGTTCTTCGGACTGCTGACCGGCGCCATCGACATTCCCGACGCCAACCACCTGTTCGCGTCGGTGGTCTATCCGCCCGCCGCCCCGGCGACGAGCTTCGCCGGGCTCGACCACCTGGAGGGCGAGAGCGTCCTGGCCTGGACCGATCAGGGCCAGTTCGGCCCCTACCTGGTGACGGACGGCGCGGTGGAGCTTGAAGCCCCGGCCGGTCGGGCGGTGATCGGGCTCCATGACGACAGCCACTCGGCCGAGACCTTCGACCTCTATGCGGTTTCGCGAAACGGCGACGCGCTGGGCGACGAGCTGGCGCTGCGCGGGCTGGGCCTGCGTCTGCACCGCACCGCCGCCTATCGCGCGCGAGCGAGCCTGCGCGCCTGGGGCCGCGATCATCCGGCCGGGCCATGGGTGCAGCGGACCGGCGACGGGGTTCCCGGCGACCTGCGCACCGGCTGGAGCGGGGCCGACAAGATCGACCTGACCACAGGCTGGGCCAACGGCGTTCGGCTGGAATTCGCGCCGCTCGGCGCCGCGCCCTTCACGCTCCTGTCCATCGCGCCCCTGACCGAGACGCCCGACCCGACCCGCCCGAAGGAGGGTTCCTGATGTGCGGTCCCGCGGTCGCCCTCGCCGCGCTGCCGGCGCTCGCCACCGCGGGCGGAGCCGCGGCAACGGCCGCGACCACCGGCCTGACCCTGGGCACGCTCGCAACCACGGTCGGCGCGGGCCTCGCCGCCACCGGCTCCATCGCGTCGGGCATCCAGCAGTCGCAGGCGCAGAACGACTATGCCGAGGCGCAGGCCGAGCGGGCGAAATACGAGACCATGCTGGGCGCCATCGAGGACCAGCGGACCCGCGAGCGGATGCGCGAGGAACTGGGCCGGACGCTCGCGCAGCTGGCGGGGCGCGGCGTGCAGCTCGACAGCCCGTCCGCGCTGGCCATCGGAGAGCGCGCCGCGCGCGAAACCTCCTTCGCTTCGCAGAGCGTGCGCAGCGGGGCCGCGGCCCGCGCCGGGACGCTGACCGCCGAGGCCCGCCAGTCGCGCGGGCTCGCGTCCTCCGCCCTGATGCGCGGGACGCTCAGCGCCGCCGGCGGGCTGCTGACCAAGGCGCCCGACCTCTGGCCCGGCCTGGCTGAAACGCAGGTTTACGCGCCATGACCCGGCTAACCGTCCCCAGCGCCCCGCTTGGCGGCGGCGTCACGGCCGCGGTTCCGCACCCCGTGGACGATGGGCTGGGCCGCGCCGTCGCCGAGTTCGGCGAGCGTCTGGCCGAAACCGGCCTGCAGCTGGAGGAAAGCCGCCTGAACGCCGACCTCGGACGCGCCCGCGTCGGCATCGCCAACGGGCTCGCCGAGCTGCGGCTGGAGGCCGAGACGCTGGCCGACCCGGACCGGATCGACGCGACCTGGACCGAGCGCACGGTGGAGCTGCGCGGTCAGCTGCTTCAAGGCGTCGACCAGCGCAACCAGGAAGCCGCCGGCCTGGCTTTCGACGAGCTGGCCGGGCGCCATGGGCTTGCGGTCGGTCAGCGCGCCAACGAACTGCGCCGCGGCCGGGCGCGCGCCGGGCTGATCGAGCTGGGGCAGGCCCATGACGCCACCCCCGGCATCGCCGATTTCGACACCCGCGCGAGCCTGCTGGGCCAGTATACGGATCAGCTCGCGGCCGAGCTGGCGCAGGGCAATGTCGACCCCGAGGAAGTGCCGAAGCTGCTGGCCGCGCGGCGCGAGGAACTGGCCGCGGCGGCGGCGATCCGCACGCTCAGCGAAGATCCCGCCCGGCTGTTGGCCGACATCGATGACGGTCGCTTCAACGACCTCGCGGCCGAGACGCGCGAGCGTTTCCGCGCGAGCGCCGTCGCCGAGGATCAGCGCCGCGCCGCCGCCCGCGCCTCGGCCGAGGCGAGCGCGGCCAGGGCGCGCTCCGACGCCATCGGCGAACAGCTGGAGGAACTGACCCGCATTGCAGCCTCGGGCCGGGCAATGGAGGGCGAGGCCGCGCTACTGACAGACCCGGAGGCCATCCAACACCCCGGCTTCGCGGCAGCCCAGGCGGCGATCAATCTGCGCCAGACCGTGCCAGGCTTCTCGCTGATGACGCCGGCCGACATGGACCGGATGATTTCGGCGGAGGCGGCGCGCCCCGCCGCCAGCTCAGCGGACACGGCGCTGCTGGACGTGATGCGCAAGACCCGCGACGCGGCCGACCAAGCCTGGAAGGCCGATCCGTTGGCGCACGCCGCACGTCTGGGCATCGCCACGCCCGCGCCCCTGCCCGAGGACCTGTCCGACCCCGCCGCCTGGACGCAGGCCCTGCGACAGCGTCGCTCCGTCAGCGGCTGGCTGGCCGAAGAAGGCTATACCGAGGCCCCCGCCCTGTTCACGGCCGACGAGCGCGAGCGCCTGTCAGAGCTGGCCGGCGTCGCAACGCCGCCCCAGGACCGGGCGGCGCTCGCCGCCACGCTGGCCGCGGCCCTCGGCCCCGACGCGGACGCCGCCTTCACGGCCATCGCGCCCGAGGACGCGGCCTTCCGACATTTCGGAATGCTGATCGCCGCCGGCGGCGGAAGGGGGCAGGCGCTCGCCGCCTTCCGCGGCCAGCAGGCCCTTGCCGGGAAGGTGGTCAAACTGCCTTCCGAGGACGCCCGGCGGCTCGCCCTGGCCGAGACGCTGGGCGACGCCATGCAATTCCTGCCCGCCCAGCTCGGCGAGGTTATGAGCGCCGCCGATGCGCTTTATGGCGAATACGGCGCCGGGATCGACCCCAAGGAAGACCCCGACGCGGCCTCCGCCGCCTATGCCCGCGCCATCCAGGGCGCGCTCGGCCGCAGCGCCGTCAACGCCCGCAGCGACGCCGGCGGGGTGCAGGAGATCAACGACCGCCCGACGCTGCTTCCGCTCGACCTGTCGGCCGACCAGGTGGAGGACGCGCTGGGCACGCTCGACGAGCTGGGCGACGCCGACCCCGAGCTGCTGCCCGAGGCCGGCACGCGCGAGAAGATGCGCGCGCTATCCGCGGGCGTGCTGGCGCGGGCGAGCAAGTCCGGCGGCGCCCCCGGCTACGCGAGCGGCGCGCCCCTGAGCTGGAACGACTTGTCCGCGCTGCGCTTCACGGCCGACGCGCAGGGAACCCATGTCGTCCAGATCGAGACCCGCGGCGAGCTGCGCGACCTGGTGGACCTCGAAACCGGCGGGCCGTTCCGCATCGACCTGCGCCAGCTGGTGCGCGAGACCGAGCGGTTCCGGCGCACCGTCCGCGACGCGCGCGAGCGGCCGGAAAGGTCGCGGCGATGACCTTCTTTCTCCCCTCCGAGCCGCAGGCGCGGCCGTTCAACCCGGCGCCCCGCCCGCGCGCCGGCTTCGGCGAGACCGCGGCCGCAGCCTGGACCGGCGCCGCGATCAGCCAGAACAGCTGGGACCGCCGCGGCCAGCGCGAGCGCGAGCTGCTGGACGAAGTGAACGCGCAGCTGGCCCGCGTGAAGGCCCCGTCGCCGATGACCCGCGACGCGCATGTGGAATGGGAGCGCCGCCCCGGCGGGCTCGCCGTCCTGCGCAAGCAGGTGCTGGAAGCCGCGGCCAACGCCGCAGCCGAGGACCCCGGCCGCTGGGGCTCCCTGCCGATCAGCGAGGAAGCGTTCCAGGCTCAGATCGACCGCGAGCTGAAAGCCGAGCTGGACGACGCGAACGAGACGCTTTCCATGGGCGGGCGCGGCGCCGGGGTGGCGGAGTTCCTGGGCGCGGCGGGCAGCGCCGCGACGGACCCGCTCAGCCTCGCCATGCTGCCGTTGGGCGGCACGGGCGGGCTGATGCGCATTCTCGCCACCGAGGCGGCGCTGGGGGCCGCTGGTGAGGCGCTGGCGCTGCCCGCGCAGTATCGCACGGCCGAGGCGCTGGAACAGCCGGACCCGGACGCGCTGACGCAGATCGGCATTGGCGCCGCCGGCGGCGCGATCCTGGGCGCCGGGCCGGTCGCGGCAGTCCGCGGGACCGGCTGGGCGATGCGGCAGTTCGGGCGCGAGGCCGGCGACGCCTCGCGCCCCTCCGCCGCCGGGCCGGTCGAGCATGAGGTGGCGACCGATCAGGCCACCGTCGCCCTGCGTGAGGGCCGACCCGTCCCGCCGCCGCCCCCCGTCTCCAGCCCGCAGGACTATGACCGCCTGTCCCGGCGGATCGTGGGCGTCGAGAGCGGCGGGCGCGCGAACGCGAAGAACCCCGGCAGCAGCGCCACCGGGGCCGGCCAGTTCATCGACGCGACCTGGCTGGACATGATCGCCCGCCATCGGCCGGACCTCGCCGCCACCCGAGGACGGGCGGAAATTCTCGCGCTGCGCTCCGATCCCGCCCTGTCCCGCGAGATGACCGCCGCCTATGCGTCGGACAACGCCGCGCATCTGGCCGCGCAGGGGCTGGAGGCGACGGAGCCCAACCTTTACCTGGCGCACTTCCTCGGGCCGGGTGGCGCGACCAGGGCGCTCCTGGCCGATCCGGACGCGCCGGTCACATCGGTGATGACCGCCGCGCAGATCGACGCCAACCGCAACGTGACCTTCGCGGGCCGGCCGCTCCAGCACTGGAGCGTCAAGGATCTTCGCCGCTGGTCCGAATTCAAGATGGGCCAGGCCGCCGATCCGGGCGCCGCCTACCAGTCCGCGACCCGCCGCGGCTACACCGCCGGCGACGAGGTGGCGACGCCGGCCGGAACCCGCGTCCAGGTCGAATACGAAGTGGTCGACATGGACACGCTGACGCTCGCCTCGGGCGACCGCCAGCCCCGCGACCGATCCCGCCTCGCCCCGACCGCCAAGGTCAAGGAGCGGGCCGCGGCGCTCGATCCCGCCTTGCTCATGCCCTCGCCGCTGGCGAGCCACGGCGCGCCCGTGGTCGGGGCTGACCACGTGATCGACAGCGGTAACGGCCGCGTCATGTCGCTGATGCACGCGGCCGACCAGTTCCCCGACCGTTACGCCGCCTATGTCGAGACGATCCGCGCCAGCTTCGACGTGCCCGAAGGCATGGCCCGGCCGGTCCTGATCGCCCGCCGCCGCACGGACCTGGACCCCGACGAGCTGCGCCGCTTCGTGCGGGAGGCCAACGAGGACAGCGTGGAGCGCATGAGCCCGTCCGAGCAGGCGCGCTCCGACGCCGAGGCGCTGACGCCGGACGTGCTTGCCCGCTTTGACCCCGAGGCGGGCGGGATCGCCGCGCCCGGCAACCGCGATTTCCTGCGCGCGCTGGTAGGGGCCCTGCCCTCCGGCCAGCGCGGCGAGCTGCTGACCGACAAGGGCGGCTTGTCCACCGCTGGCCACACCCGCCTCCAGGCCGCGTTGTTCGCCCGCGGCTACGACGCCCCCGACCTGGTGGCGGCGATGACCGAGGAAGGCGGGCGGGACGTGAAAGCCGCCATCGACGCCATGACCGACGCCGCGCCCGCCTGGGCGCAGCTGCGCGCCGACGCGGCCGAGGGCCGGCTGCGGCCCGAATACGACCTGACCGACGCGCTGACCGGCGCGGTTCGCCTGGTCGGTCAGGCGCGCGAGAAAGCCCGCGCCGAGGGCATGACGGTTCGCGGCGCGCTCGATGACATGATGGCCCAGGACGACATGCTGGGCGGCGGCGTCGATCCCGCGACCGCGCGCATGGTCGGCGTCCTTTATCGGGGCGCCCGCGCGCGCAGCCGCGAGGACATCGCCCGCGGCCTGCGCGCCTATGTCGATGAAGCCGGACGCGTCGGGGCCGAAGGCGGCGGGCTGCTGGACGAGATCGCGCCGGTCGGCCCTCTCGACGTGATCGACGCCGTGACCCGCCGACTGGACGATGCGCCCGCGCCCGAAGGCGCGCCCGGCCCGGCCGAGCGCATCGCCTCCGACGAACCCGCGCTGATCGACCTGGCCGGCGCCGACGACGCCGCCTGGCGCGGCGGAGCCGCGTCGCCCGCCGCCAGGGCTGCGGATGACCAGTCCGCGGCCGAGCTGCGCCAGGCGACAGCGACGCCCCGGACGGAAGACCCCGCCACGGCCACCGACACGGACGCTCCCGAGTTGCGGGAGGCTGAACGTCTGCGGGAGGTGAAGCAGCGGACGGATGCGCTTTCCGCTGCCCAGCCCTTCGTGACCATCGACGAGCTTTACCAGCTCGCGCCCGACGCGCAGGCGCAGCTCGCCAGGATTGGCGAGCGCCTGTCCGGCGAACTGGGAGTGAAGTTCAAGAACCCCGGCATCAAGCGTCGCGAGACCACCGAGGAAAAGCTGGATCGAAAAGGATACCGGCGGATCACTCAGCTGACGGACTTCGCCCGCGGGGGCTTCGTGGTCGACACCGCGGCGCAGGCTGACGGCATCATCGACGCCTTTCGCGCGGCCGGACTGGACTTCGTGGACGAAGGCTGGACCCGAAAGCTGGCAACCGGCTTCGTGGATCGAAAGGTGCTGCTGCGTCTCGACAACGGCCTGCTGGCGGAAATCCAGATTTGGTCGGCGCCGATGATCGAGGCGAAATCAACCCGCGGCCAGGCGCTCTACACCAAGGCCCGCTCGTCGACCGATCCGGACGAGATCGCGCGCCTCAACCAGGAGCAGCTCGACGTCTACAATGACGCGCTGGCCCGGTCTGACCCCGCGCTTCAGTCGCTTTTCGGGAGTTCGAACGAACCGAACTCCGGCTCGAATATCGCGCGGAACAAGGCTTCGTCGCGTATCTCGGACGCAGTGGCCCCCACGTCGAGCCGGTCAACTTCCGACCAGTCCTCGCCAGGCGCGAGCAGCGCAAACGCCTTGTCGCCCACCAGCACCGCGGGCCGCCAATCCCAGTTTCCGAACCGCATGGAAGATCCCTCCTCTGGATGGGACATCCCAAATATCGGCGCCCCTGCCGGTCAAGTCAATGACGCTGCGGCGGGCGACTTCACCGTGACCATCGACGGCGTGGAAATGCGCGCGTCGGACGTGCTGCGCGACCTGGACGCTGACCAGGACTTCGCGGAGCAGGTGGCCTTTTGCCGACCGGGAGGGTCGCGCGATGGCTGACCTGTTCGACTGCCTGCAATCCGCGATGGACGCCGGCCTGGTGGACCCGCAGCGCGGGACCGCCGCGCAGCGCGACTACCAGGACCTGTTCGAGCGGTATCGCCGCCACGCTCCCGACGCCGCCGCCGCGGCGATGGCGGCGGAGGACGTGAAGAAGTCGGTGGCCCGCGCCGCGACCAGCCGCCGGCATACCGTCCTCGCCCAGCTCCAGCGGATGCGGGCCAATCAGCATTTCGTCGGTCAGGCCGAACGCCCGGACCTCGCCGTCAAAAGCCTGCTGGAGCGTGGCGAGGGCCGCGGCCACGCGCAGGAAGCCGTGCGCTCCACCCGCGACGCGATCAGCCGACAGCTGCGCGGCATGATCCCCGAGTTCCTGAAACGCAACGCCCGAGACCTGACCGGCCGGCCCCGCGACCGCGCCCTGCTGGGCGACGTGGTGCGCGAGCTGCATGGCGAGGGCTCGGGCAATGGCGAGGCCGCGCGCATGGCCGGCGCCGTCCAAAAGGCTTTTGAGCGGGCGCGCACCCTGTTCAACGCCCATGGCGGCGACATCGGCGAGCTGGAGGATTTCGGCCTGCCGCACAGCCATGACCCCCGCCGCCTGCGTCGGGCGGGCTTCGACGCCTGGCGCGCGGAGATCCAGCCGCGGCTCGACTGGTCGCGGATCATCGATCACCAGACCGACCGGCCCTTCGCCAGTTCGCGCGGGGCGCCGCCTGACGCCGCCGCAGCCGACCGCTTCCTGCGCGACATCTACTCCAACCTGACGACGCACGGCTGGGATGACCGGGTTCCCTCGCTCATGCCCGGCGGCGCGGCGCTGGCGAACCGGCGGGCGGAACACCGGGTCCTGCACTTCCGCGACGCGAGCAGCTGGCTCGCCTATAACGACGCTTTCGGGCAGGCCAACCCCTTCGACGCCATCGTGGCGCACCTGGACGGCATGGCTCGCGACATCGCCCTGATGCGGGTTCTCGGCCCCAATCCCAAGGCCGGGCTGGAACACGCGATCCAGACCGCGCAGCGCGTCGCCTCGCAGGCCGCGGACCCGGTGGCCGAAAGGCGCGTGAAGCGCGCGTCCGTGCAGGCGCGGGCCATGCTGGCGCACCTGACCGGAAGCGCGAACGATCCGGCCGACAGCGGAATGGCCGCTTTCCTCGCCGGGACGCGCAACGTGCTGACCGCGGCGCAGCTCGGCTCCGCTCTTCTCAGCGCGCCGACCGACCTCTGGACCCAGCACATGGCCGCGCGCGCTGTGGGGATCGGGCATGGCAAGGTCTTCGCCCGCTTCGTCTCGCTGATGGCCAGCGGCTCCACCCGCGAGACCGCCGCCCGCATGGGCTATATCGCCGACACGCTGGCCGACACGGGCTCCACCGCCGCCCGCTATCTCGGCGACGTGTGGTCGCCCGAGATCACCGAGCGGCTGGCGAGCGGCGTCATGCGCGCCAGCGGCCTCGCACGCTGGACCGACATGAACCGGCTGGCCTTCCAGATGGAGTTCGCCGGGCTGCTGGCCGAACAGGCCGGCCGGACGCTCGACCAGGTGGACGAGCCCCTGCGCTCGATCCTGCGCGGGCGGGGCTTCGACGACGCCGAGTGGACCCGCCTCGCCGATCCCGCCCTGCACTTCCGGACCGACGCGGGCGAAACCTTCCTCGCCCCGATGCACTGGCGCGAGGCCGCGCTGGCGGCGGGGCTGGAGAACGCCGAGGCCGAGGGGCTGGCGATCCGCCTCCAGGCGCTGATCGAAGAGCAGATGGAGTTCGCGGTTCCGTCCGTGTCGCTGGACGCCCGAACGTCGCTGATCGGCGAGGCCCCGCCGGGCACCATCTACGGCGAGCTGATCCGCTCGACCGCCATGTACAAGAACTTTGCGCTCAGCTTGACGCTGAACCAGGTGCGCCGGACCATGGCCCGGCCGGGCGCGATGAACCGCGCGCTCTACGCCGCGCAGCTGATGGCCGGCCTGACCCTGCTGGGCGGGGTATCGGTGCAGCTCAAGGAAGTCGCCAAGGGCCGCGATCCGCGGCCGATGGACGATCCCGCCTTCTGGGGCGCGGCCGTGTTCCAGGGCGGCGGGCTCGGCATCTTCGGCGACTTCTTTTCCGCCTCCACCAGCCGCGCCGGCGGCGGCTTCGCCGAGACGCTGGCCGGGCCGGTGGTCGGGCTGGGCGCGGACGTGGCGCGCGCCGTCGCCTCCAACGCCGACCGCGCCGCCCAGGGCAAGGCCCCGCTGATCGGCCGCGACGCGGTGAACCTCGCCCGCCGCTACACGCCCGGCTCGTCCCTCTGGTATGGGCGCCTCGCGCTCGACCGGCTCGTCTGGGACCAGCTCCAGGACATGCTCGACCCCGAGGCGCGCACCCTCTGGCGCCGGCAGGAACGCAAGGCGCTCCGAGATCGGGGCAACGCCGCCTGGTGGCGCAAGGGCGAGACCGCGCCCGACCGCGCCCCCTCCTTCTCCAGCCTCGCAGGGGACGCCCGCCGATGACCACCGAAGCCTTCATCCCGGCAGACGACTACGTTGTGGCGGGCGCCGGCCCCTACCCGATCCCGCACGAATACGGCGAGAGCGGCGCCCTGGTCGCGGAGGTGCTTACCGGAATCACGACGCTGATCCTGACCGAAGGCATCGACTACAGCGTGACGCCCGAGGCCGAGGCCGCGTCGGGCAATCTCTACCTGACGGCCGACGCCGCCGTGACCCATGACGGCAAGACGCTCCGCATCACCCGCGCGACGATCATTGAACAGGGCTTCGCCAGCACCGGCGGCGCGCGCGAGACCGGGCTGGAGAAGCAGCTGGACCGCCTGACACGCGGCATCCAGGACCTGGAGCGCAAAGCCGCCTACATGCAGGCCGCGTTCCAACGCACCCTCCGCATTCCCGAGCTGCTGGACAGCGTGAGCCCCCTGCCCGCGCTCGCCTATCGGGCCAACAAGCTGCTGGCCTTCGACGGCCAGGGGAACCCGACCGCGGCCGAGGCGACCGTGGCCGTGATCGCGGACGGCAGCTGGATCATCGGCACCGCCCTGACCGCCTACCTGGTCACGGTCGACCCGGCGGTGGAGGTGATCGAAACGCAGGGCTACGCCGCACGCGGCGATGGAGGACACGGGACCTATCGCAGGGTCGGCGCCGATCCTGGTCACGCGGGCAGGCTCCAGACGGCCGAGGGGTCCTGGTGGGAGCTGATCGACGAGGAACCCCTGTCGCGCCAGGTCGGCGCGAAGTGGAACCTGGCGGATGACGACACGGCCGCGATCAACGCTTTCCATCACATGCTGCGGGTCACGGGCAAGCGCGGGCGGCACCCGGCGGGGCACGCCTTCTGTTCCGGCACGATCTACGCGGGCGGGGTCCGCGTTCGCGGCGCAGGAGCGTCGCCCAACTCGTTCTGGGTCGGCGGCGGAACCTGGATCCATTCCAACGGTCAGCCGATATGGTCCAACGCGGCGGACGTGGACAGCGACACCCTGTTTTCGCTCGAAGAAACCGAGGATGTCGGCATTCTATGGGCGGGCGGCACGCTCAACAACGATGACCCCGCCCATCCGGACGGCACCATCAACCTGTTTGATAAACCGAATTATCCGTTCCAGATCGGATTTCAGCTCGGGCGCAACCTGCGTTTCATCCCGACCAAGACCGAGCTGCTGGCAGCGGACCCGGAAAAGACCCCCACCATTTCCGGCGATGGCGTCATGAGTATGCGCCGCTGCACCGCGCAGAGCATAGGCGGCTGGGGCTGGTATCTGTTCGCGCAGTTCGGCAACTCCCGCATCACGGATTGCTACGCGCGCCGCTGCGGCGGGCCGGCCAGCGTCTACTACGAAGCTCTGGAACCGGGCCTGGGCAACACGCGCGGCGGGACGATCAACTTCGCCAGCGCCTGCGTGGACGTGCGCGTAGACGACCTGCACACGGTCGGCGGGCCGGACAACGAACAAAGCCCGTGGTTTCCGGCCGAATACGCCGGCACTGGAACCTTCATAAGGATCGGCTCGGCGAAGTCCGAGGTCGACGCCCAGGACTATCCTTGGGACAGCACCAACAACATCACGCTTGGGACCGTTCATTCCGAGGGACACGCCATCGGGTTGGATGTGCGGAGCGCGAAGTTTTTCAGCTGCGAGGACCTGAACAGCAACAAGGGCACGGTCAACCTTGGCTGGGCGAGCAACCCGTCCGGCGATACGCGGGTGCTTATGCGAAAGACCCGGATCGTCGGCGCCGACATCAACGTATGTCAATCGCCGCATATCGACCTGGGAACGGTCATCAACGCGACCCCCTTCGAACCGATCAGCATCAACTACTGGACGGGAACCCATGTGGAGGGCATCGCCCAGGGCCTCGGCATGGATGATGTCTTCAATTCGGCGATCAACCTGGCGCCGCAAACGGACATCACGACCGCCCCCGGCTACTCGCCCGGCATGTCCGACCACAACCGACTTCCCTTCATCCGCACTCGGCTGCTGCCGACATCGGTTCTGAACAACCTGTTCCCTGCCTTCGCCGCCACCGCGGGCGGATCGCTTATCAACGGCTGGGTCAGCACGGGCGACGTGGAGTCCTCCATCGTGGGCGTGCAACCGTTCGAAGTCGGCCTGGAGGAAGGGCGCGCCCTGACCAATTCGATCACGGGCTGCGTTCCCGGCCAGCTCTATACCTTCATGGTCCGCATCCGCTGGACGGGCAGCCTCGCGCTGGGCGGCACGCCCTACGCGCTTCGCGACGGGAGCGACAACGCCATTATTGAGAGAGACCTGGGGGCAGGCTCGCAGATCGACGGCGACGTTTGGCGCTGCATGAACTTCCTGGCCCCCGACGACACCGTGAAAGTCAACTTCTACGGCGGGACCAAAGATGTGCCGGCCATCTTCTCCTGCCCGATCCTCGTGAAAGGCGCGCTCGATCCGCTCGGCCCCGACAACCTCGGCGTCTGGCCCGCGAGGGGTCAGATGATTTCAACCTTCGTCTAAGGAGCTGCCCCCATGGCGACCCTGTTCAACGGTCACGGTCCGGCCGCCTACGGCATCCCGGCCGATGACCTGCCCGTCACTCCCTCGGACAGCGAGGACTTGCCCAAGGTCGCCATGGCGATCTACTGCGCAGGCGCGGGGACCATCGTTTACGATACCCTGGAGGGCGAGAGCCGCGAGCGCGACGTTCCCGACCACTTCACCTTCTTCTGCGCCGTCAAGCGCGTGCGGGCCACCGGCACCACGGCCACCGGCATCGTCGCGTCGGTGTTCTGATGCGCCGCGCCGCCATGGTCACGCGACGCGCAGCCTTGGTGGCCGCGCGGTCGTGGCCCGACCACCTGGCCGCGGTCCAGGCGCTGTTCGCCGGCGATGTGGTCGGCGGCGTTTGGTCATGGAGCGAAGCGGGTCACAGATGGACCGACCTCGCAGGTGCGACGCCCGCTGGCGATACTGACCCCGTGGGCCGTCTGACGCCCTTGGCCGGGGCCGCGATCCTGTCCGCGGACGCGGTCGACAACCGCCCCACCGGCATCGCCACCGGGCTCAAGTTCGACGGCATCAACGACGCGATGATTTCCACGGCGACCGTTACGCCGAACTCCAAGGTGGCGACCGTGATGTTCTCCGGGCGCCTGCCGGAAAGCGGCCCGCGCATCGTCGCTGCGATGGGCGCGGACAGTGCCGTCGATCCCTACAGGATCTCCCTCGTGCGGCAGGACGACCGCCTGCACGCGCGCATCACGGGGTCTAGCGGCAACTATCGGGTGTCGTTTCCAATGGACGAGGCCCGCCATACGACTGTCGTCACCTTCGACGGCACCACCGCGGCCGGAGAGATCGCGGCCTATGTCGACGGGGTGGAGGCGACCCTGACCATCGAGAACTCGACGCGGGAAGGGACCCTGTTCCTCAAGCCCGACAGCATCCACCTCGCGACGTATGGGAGCAATAACTGCTACGACCTCACATTGAACGCCCTGGCCTTCGCCTTCGCCCTCAAAGCCGACGCCGACCAGCGCGAAATCCTCCGACTGTGGGGGGCGGCGCAATGAGCCGCTATTCGCATTCGCTCATCGGCATCACGCGCAGCGAAGATGTCGAGACGCTGACCCGCGTTCTTCGCAACTTCGGCGACGCGCTGCCGGGTGCGGTTTCCTTCGCCGCGCCGCTTGGATCCGCCCCGACCGGGCCGGCGACCCATTTCGCAATGCACGCCATCGTTCGGGGCGTGCCTCTCGATCCGGGCGAGCCCGACCTGCTGGGCTTGCTCGCCGCCGGCCCGAACGCAATCGCCGCCATGGTGGACTTGGACGCGGCGCTGGGGCTTGGCGCGGGCGAGGGACGGCCGCGCCTTGAAGCGGCTTGGAATGAACTGGTCTGGTCGGCTCGGCCCGTCGAGGTCCTGCGAGACCTTGCCCACCTGGTCGCGATCCTGGACGGGCCGGGCGAGGGAGGCGTGGACGTGCTGACCGCCGAAGTGCGCGGCCGCTTCCCCGCCGGCGCGCTCAGCCGGGTCGCCCCTTTGAACGTGTGAGGCAGCCATGACGATGATCGAGAACAGCGAACGCGGCCTGACCATCGCCAAGCCCCTGGCCTGGTCCATCCTGGTCGCGCTGGTCTGCGGCGGCATCTGGGTCGGCTCCCAGATCGGGACGCTGGCCGAGGTGCAGCGGCAGGTCGCCGAGAACCGCAAGGACATCGCTGCGTTGAGCGGCGTCCAACGGCTCGCCGCCGTGGAGAACGCGCGCCTGGCCGAGAAGGTGTCGGCCATCCTGGACGGCGTGAAGCGGATCGAGACCCGGCTGGACCGGCTGGAGCGCGAGCGGCGCGGTCTCCCCTCGTCACTGGAGAGCTTCCAGTGAGCGGCGAGCGCGGCGGCAGGCGAGCCGACCTGATGCTGGCCGGGACCTTCGCGTCCCTCGCCGTCATCGCGGCCGTGCTGGGCGCGCTGGCCATCTTCGCCCCTGATGGCAGTAGCGCCCTGGTCAACACGCTGGTAGGGTTCCTGACTGGCATCGGCGGCATGTTCGCCCGCAACCTCGGAACCGCTTTCGACTTCGAATTCGGGTCCAGCCGGTCGAGCCGCGACAAGGACGAGCGCCTGGCCGGCCTTGCCCAGGGCCAGCCCGCCCCGCCGCCAAAGCGACCCCGCCCCAGAATCTAAGCTTCTGAAATATAAAGATATTTTCGTGACTTTTAATCAGCTGGTCGTGGGTTCGATACCCACCCCGCTCACCAATTTCCCTTTCGGGGGAGTGACTTACAAGAAGTTTCGAAAGAGTACGTCCGAATTTTCGGGGGCATCCGAGTCGGACGGAATTTCCCTTGTATTTCAGTGCTGGAACTTCCGGGTCCAGAGTCTTGGGGAGCGTCCATATGTGAGGCTCAGCCAGCCCCGTTTCGGTTTCTCGCTGACGATTCCTGCTTTCCGAGATCGACCTAGCGCGTCGCCTGTCGGCCCAGAGCGGTTGTTCGATTCCGTAGCAGCCGAGGTCCGGATTCATAGCCAGGAGCGGTCATGGGGTCGTGACCATACTCCCGTGCCAGGGACGCCGGCATCTGGAGTTGACGACTGACTGCTGTACAGGTTTTGTAAATTCGGTCTGGGCAGAAAGCGATAGGTCGGGGTGCTACCAAGTTCCAACGAGAAGCGGCGGAAGAATCGAAAGTCTCTACGAGAGCCTGATTGCCGAGTGCAGCGTATGCGGCGAACAAGGTTCAGAACTAGAAAAGACTCTCAAGAAAGTATAGATGCTGTCTATGTCCGAAACTGAGATTCATATTGATTACCTTGCTGTCGCTGAGAAAGCCGTGCGCGATGGCAACACTGAGGATGCCAGGCTAGCTCTGCGCAAATGGCTATGTATTGGCATCGATGAATTGGGTCCGATCGGATCCCTATCTTCGATCCTAAATTCGATATCTGCATCCTCACCCAACAATAGGAAGATCCCACCGGTTATCCTGAGGTTCTTGGCAACGGAAGGCGTGATCCTTGCTGACGGCTGGAAAGGAGAAGTGCAGAGATCAATCGTGTCCATTTGCGAAACGGCAGCGCCAGACCTTTGCAAATTCTTAAAAATTGATCCAAGAATGCAGAATTTTAAGAAATTCGAAGCTCTGCAGGGAGCCCACTCGATTATGTGCGGTAATCTCGACGCATTGACGACTCGCTACGGCGACATTGAATCTGTGGTCGCAGCTCAGAAATCCATCACAGCACCACTGAATCATGGACAAGTGCGAGCTTACTGCTCCCCATTTGGCCTCAATGAGATCCGCGCAGGAATCGACGCAACCTTCTCTAAATTAAAAGCGGTAACGCAGTCGAGCGCGTCATTTGTGGAGGACTATGCGGACTGTCGTCGCGCCCTCGATCAATGCAACGAAGTTGCGCAGGAAATTTCGTCGTTTGTCACAATAGACTACGTCATCCCCTTCTTAGAGATGGTTGATCGGTTGCTGAATGAATATGTGGCCTCGACCAAGGCGAGGTTCTATTCAGATCTGAATTCGGAATGGATACAACCATCTATTGCAAAGAAACACCCCCTACACGAAGTCGGGCGTGAATTCAGCCTGTCCGTACCATTCCGAAACGACGGCCCTGGTATGGCGATTGATGTCCGCGCAACTATGGTGTTGAGTTCAGATGACGTCGTTCTGCAAAGTCAAGTGGTTCCGCTTGGAAATGTGATGCCGGGGGAATTTTCTCTTGTGCTTCCCGTCATGGTCCTGGCGCCATGCAAAAGCTTCAGCGGAATGGTGGAACTTGATTGGGCTGAGGTGGGGGCCGGATCACGAAAGAGGAAGTCGTTCGATTTCGATGTGATTGCGCAGGCCCACGATATTGACTGGTCCCGGCTCACCTACTGGACGCCGTACAGCACGGACGTCGCAAAGGGCTCTGAATTCATTGGTCGCCTCGATAAAGTGGAGCACTTGGCCAGCAAACTCCTCAGAACCCCTATGGAGCCATTCTATATAACTGGGCAAAAGCGCGTTGGAAAGACGTCACTTGTTCGGGCAGCTACCGAATTCGCGGAGGCGAATACCGTTGATAGTGATATTCGGCAACACTTTATACTCTGGGGCGACGTCGCGCACGCCGACCCTGCAATGGCGCTCAGACAGATTGGCGAAAGCATTGAAGAGTTTATCACGAATAGCTTGCCGGATGGTGTTTCGAATGTTCGCCATGATTACGCCGGATCGCTGTCTCCATTGCTAAAGGTATTTGATAGAGCACAGAGCTTTCTTCCAAATACGAAGTTTGTAGTGACAATAGACGAATTCGATGAAATTCCACAGGAGCTATATCTCCACGGAAATCTCGCAGAGACGTTCTTTGCGAACCTGCGATCCATTTCTCGCAGAGATAATGTCTGCCTCGTTCTCGTTGGGGGCGAGAACATGGCTTACGTCATGTCCCGCCAAGGGCAAAAGCTAAATAACTTCGTCGAAGTCAGCCTGAGCTACTTTTCTCGCGAGACGGAATGGTCGGACTTCCAGCAGATGGTAAGGATTCCGACCTCGGGAAAGCTAAGCTGGCATGACGATGCGGTAGCTGAGGTTTTCAACATCTCGAATGGTAACCCCTATTACGCGAAACTAGTCTGCGCGGGGGTGGCTAAGCGCTCAATCGCGGCTCGGGACGCCGACATCACCCGACTTGAGGTCAGGCAAGCTGCGGATGAACAGATTTCGTCGCTGGGATCAAATTCGTTCGCGCATCTATGGCAAGACGGAATTCCCAAATCGCCCGAGGAGCGAGAGCCAGATGTCCTGAGGCGCAGCCGGGTCCTGGTCGCCGCCGCCAGATGCCTAAGAGACAGACTATCGCTTACGTTGAGCAACCTTGCCGACAAGAAGGTATCGGGCTCGCTTAGCGCTGCAGAAATTCAGCACGTTTTAAACGACCTTCACATGCGTCAAATATTGGAGGAGGAAGTGCATGAGTATCGCTTCGTCCTGCCGATTTTTGGTAGCTGGCTCGCAGATGTTGGCGCTAGCAAGCTTGTCGCAGACGCGCTGAGCGAAGAGTTGGCACAGTCCATCCTGGCTGAGGAAAATGCTGCCCTCGTTCGTTCTGAGGAAATCGTCTCTCTATCAAGATCCTGGCCGGTTTATCGAGGAAAATCTGTTACGACGGATGAAATTCGAGCTTGGTATCAACAAGTAGAAAGCATTAAAGAACAACGACTTCTATTTGAACTCCTGAAGAAAGTGAAGTTCTTCAGCGAGGCGCACATTAGGGAGCGCCTGGAAACTGTGCATTCGTTCGTTCGATCTGCAATTCCGCCGGAAGTCCAGACCAAACGGAAGCAGCGACGAAATGATATTGCCGTTGTCTATGTGGATGGCGAAGGGAAAAGCGGCTCGGCTTACGCCACAATGTATGCTGAGCAGAATCGAATCTCGGCTCGGGCAGTGTTTAGCGCTAGCTCCTTCGCAAGACAAATAAAACTTCACATTGAGAACCACGGTGTACCTGCGGCGGTTGTCGTGGTTGATGACATCGCGGCTACTGGCAATTCTCTGGAGGGAAACCTGAGATCGTTTGCCTCCGAACATTCCGAAGTTATAGGCCATGCCAAGCTCCGTGCCATCTCAATCGTCGCAACTCAATCGGCCTATGATCGCTTAACTCGGTCTCTATCTGATTTTGAAGTCGATGCTGATTTTCGGGCCTGTGAGATATTGAACGAGCAACATCACGCCTTTCCAAACGACAAGAGCGGGTGGCAATCAGAAGACACCTGGGACCGGGCAAAAGCACTTTGCGAGCAGCTCGGAACTTATATTTACCCGAAGAACCCTCTGGGCTTTGGGGGGATGGGCCTACTTGTGGTGTTTCCCACCACTGTTCCGAATAATACGCTTCCGATCTTACATTCACGCGCCAAGGCCAGCAGCGTTGTTGAGTGGTCCCCGCTGTTCGAGCGGGTTACCCATTGAGAATTGCCTAGGCTAGCAGTGAACGACAACGAGTTACTGGCTCCTTCACAGTCAAATCCTCTAAAGCGGCTTGCGGAGTGGCAGCGGAAGCAGATGGGAGATTCTTAAGTATACTCGCTCGTAGCGGCTCGGGCACCTTGGGGATCCGGGAATGACGTTGCTTTCTCTTCGAGGGTTTTCCGTCGCCTTAGCTTAACCGGGCGAGGCCGCCGGCTTTGGGTTGTCGACCGACCTCTGCAGCGCGCGGTTTGGACAGTATGTCAGTCCGGCCCCTGTTCAACTCAGCGACTTTGATGCAAATGCGTCCGTTTCTGGCGCATCGCGGTCCTTCCTGCCTGGCGCAGCAAAGGTCGGCTTTCCGCCCAAATCGGCCGACGCAGATAGGCTGCCTAGAATGGTTGGCAAAGATGCAGGGGGCGGCAGCGCGCTAACCTAGCCGCAGGCTCACTCGGCCCGTCCTATCGCTTCACCGGCCTCCGCACCGCATCCACAGCGCGCCTCGCCCCCGCCTGCGACGCAGGGTTGTAGGTGACCCCCAGGCGGGCGTTCCGATCCGCCTGGTTCCCCATGCCGTCCGCCCTGTCGCGGTCGCTGGCGCCGCCCTCGCGCGCCCACCAGGCCCAGCTGCGGCGCAGGTCGCGGAACTGCACTTCCTTGATCGCAGGCATAGTGCGCGCCGCCCTGGCGCGCGCCTTGGCAAAGTGGGTTCGGAAGTTATCGGGAAGGTAGGCGGCGCCCTCCGCATTCAGGATCAGGGGGCCCTCCCCCTTAGCCTCCGCGCGGCGCGCCTCGATCATGGGCGCCAGCTCGGAATGCACCGGCATCACCGCGGCTTTCTGCGCGCTCCCCGCCTTCGCCTTCGAGCGCAGGAAACGCCACATGCCGTCCGCGCCGAAGTGCTCCACTTGCGCCGCCAGCACGTCGGCCTGGCGCTGGCCCTGATACCAGGCGACCGCAATCGCCAGACGCATCCCGGCCAGGCCCAGATCCTCGGCCGCGGCGCAGAGGGCGTCGAACTCTTCCCAGGACAGCACCCGGTCGCGGGGCGCCGGCGTCTCCATCTTGAGGCGCGTCGCCGGGTTCACGACCACCCAGCCGCGCAGCTCGCCATAGCCGAACAGCACCGAGAACACCCGCAGGTCATGCTGCGCGATCCACTTCCCGTTCTCCCGATAGAGCGTTTCATACCACTCGCGCAGGATCGGCCTTGTGAAGGCCGCGGCCTGCGTCCCCCCCCATTTCGCCTCGATCCGCAGGAAGGTGGCGGCGTAGTCGCGCTGCGTGGCCGGCCGCAGCTTCGCCCAGGCGGGCGAGCGCCGGTATTCCAGCACCAGCTTGGATACCGTTCGCCCGCCCCGCGCCTTCACCGAGAGGCCGGCGCGAGCGCGTTCCACGGCCCGGTTCAGCGCCTCGGCCTCGCGGATCGACCAGGTGAGGCGGGCGGGGTCCAGCTCCACCGGCTCGAAGCCGAACGCCTCCCGCTCGGCTGCGGTGGGCTCCCACCACAGGCGCCAGGTTCCCGAGGTGCGTTTGCGCTGGCGCATCCGGGCCGGCACGTCCTCCACCCGGTCGAGCGGCGCGGCCGCTTTCCGGCGGCGCGGCGCGCGGGCGCTCACGGCATCCTCGCCATGCGCAGCATCACCGCCCGGTCGGCGGCGAGATCGGCCGCGGCCATGCGGGGCACGCCTTCGACCGGCGCCGGCGGGCGGTTCGCCCAGGCGATCACCTCGTCGCGCCGCCAACGGAACGGAACCACGGCGCGCTGGAGGATCGGGGGCGGAAAGCCCTCGCCTTCCTCCAGCCGCTCCCGCGCGCAGAGGAAGGCGTTGGCCGAGGCGTAGCCGATCAGCGGGGCGACCTCGGCCGCGGTCAGGAACAGCCGGCCCTCGCCGCGAGGGATACGGCGCCTGGTCAT